AACAAATAAATAAACAAATAAAAACAAATAATATGAATATCAAAAAGATTTCGCTAACGGCAAACGGATTTAAAGGCGCTGAAATTTCGTTCTTAACACAGACGTTCAAGAACAACCGGCCCTTCCTTAATGAGACTATTGAGAAACGCAAGAATCCAATTCACGGAGATATGGAGAAGCTATTTAAAGACTTGCGTGTTCACTTGCTCGATGTATGTAACATAAACAACAGCAGATTATCGGAGGCTGAACAAAACACATTAATCTTAGAAACAGAAATTTCAAGTATTGAATTTGACAATGATTCATTCTTACTTAGTGGAGAGATGGAAGTATTTGGAGAAAAAAGGATCAAACTAAAAACTTGTAAGGTACAAGAGAGTGATGACTATGAAGGATTTGGTGATGTGAGAGCTATTATCGAGGAATTAAAGGTGGAGGCTACTGCTTACTTAGATGGATTGAAAGTAGTATCAGATAGAGAGATGATGTTACGTTGGTTAGAAGCAAGAAAAGACCATAACATGACTAAGGAGCAATTTGAGGCTATGGATGAACAGGGGCAGAAAGATTACATGAACAAGACTTTAAATGCTAAGTTTGGTGCTGAAATTGACACGGATGAAGATGATGAAATTATCGAGGAGGAATCGACGGTTGAATTTGAAGTAGGGGAAGAGGTTATTGACATTCCTGTTAAGGGTAAGAAAGAAAAGAAAGTTAAAGAAGAGGGGAGCGCATTCTAATGAGCCTACATACACTTTTTCCGAACAACGTTACGCTCGAACCAGTAAGCCATACTTATCAAAATATGGCAGGGGCGCAGTACTTATCTGTTACTAAGTTTCTTGGATTGTTCTCTGAGAAGTTTGAAGACACCCCTGCTTATGCAAGGGCTAATGAAGAAACGAGGGCGCAATGGAAGGAGAAGGGTAGGGCGGCTGCTAATCACGGAACGGCTATTCATAATGCTTTAGAACTTTATAGTCAAACAGGGCAGATATTAGCAGAGAACGCTCACATGGCTGATGCTATTAAAAGTATTTCGGCAGAGTACAAGGATTACCATCAAAACCACGATGAGATTTGTTTGTATAACAATGACTATCGGTTAGCAGGAACAGCAGATAAGGTTTGCGTGTTGAGTAATCGGAAGGATTCGGAGGTTGACATTGCAGACTTTAAGACTAATGTGAGTAAAGGAATTTACTATCACAGTGATTATAAAAAAAGAATGTACGCCCCTATTGACCATTTACAGGACTGTAACTTTGTTAAGTACTCTTTACAGTTAAGCATTTACGCTTATTTTTTCGAGCAGTTGACAGGCAGAAGAGTGAGAAAGTTATGGATTCATTTTATCCCACCTAATGACTTTATGCAACATTATAAGATTCCTGTAATTTACATGAAGAATGATGTGCGATTGCTTTTAGAAACTCACAAACAACAAATATTAAATATTGTAGAACCTATTAAGCTATATGAATTTTAAAAAAGAAACATTCCCACAAGGAAGTCCTCATCAATTCAGTGAGGACTTATATTGGGAGTTTAGTGAGTTTGAAAATCTTACTACCGACGAAATAAAGAAGTGCTGTTGCATAACATTAAAGAAACTAATGGTTGATGCTAGTACAGAAATGAGATTGTATTACGATATGTGTAGAGATATAATTAAAAAGCGATAGTATATGAGTTACTTATTTTACATTGATGAATCAGCCACTGATAAGAAGTTGGCGGTTCTTCATCCCGAAGTTGTGAAACTTTGCCCTTCATTATCAGTACTAAGCAGCGACGAGCTGCTTTATGTCGTTTTATACACTGACTATCACAGTCCTTATAAACAGTTCCCTGACCACGAGAGAAAGCGTAGAGCAATGCAACACGCCTTTGATGATAATGAATATGACTTAATAGAATCTGAGAGAATTAAGATAGCCATTCACGATTACACATCTTTACAATACAGCCCGAAGGTTGAGGCGGCTAGACAGTTTCAAAGAAAGATAGATTCTCTTTTATTAGTACTACAAGAAGACACATCCGCATCTAACATCGAAAAGACAGTTAAGGCTATTGACTTACTTAGAAAAAACATTCAAGTGTATGAGAGAGAGTATGACGAAGAGGTGCAAAAGAAAGGCGTGTTGAAAGGAAAGATGACTTTATCTTTATTAGAAGATATGATGTCTAATAAGAAACATTTTGATTCAGTAGTAGCTAAACGATGATAGGCATCCCACAATTTCCGATAATAAAACCCAAAGGATTTATGAACGCTTTGAATAAGGCGGTGATAGATGGCGTCCCTAAATATGCTGACTCAAAGAGATTTCCTAATGTTATAGGAACGCTTGAATGGCAGAGGTATTGGGAGGAAGAGATGTATAAAATCATTAATGGTATAGAGATTAAAGGGATATGGATTCCCGGACGATTCTATTACTATATGAATTATAAGCAGATGTCAACCATTAAGGGTGTGGTGACTCCCGATATGATTGATTTACATTTAGAACTTGCTTACTATATTGAGTATTGTAAGATTAACGGGCGTAATTTGATCTGCGCTAAGGGACGTAGAAAGGGTATCTCGGAGGCTGCAAGTACAATGATTGTAGATTATGGATGGAGATTTTCTGAAGGATATAAGGCGGGTGTAGCAGCAGGGAATAAGACTTATGTAGATGACTTTTTAGCTAAATGGAGATTTGCGGATAGCAGATTACCACCTGAATTTTCAACTAAGAAATTAACTGATAATGATAACGAGATTATTGCAGGATATACCATAAGAAATGACTATGGTGATTTTGAGGATAAGGGAACGTTTAATACTATCTATGCAAGAACAATGCATATCAACCCTAATATGTTTAAGGGTTTGTATTTGAACGATGTTATTGCGGAGGAGATAGGAGAGTTTGAAAAGTTCTTAGAGTTCTTTTCAGCTACTAAAGACTGTTTAATGTCGGGTAACAAACAAGTGGGAACGATGACGAGTTTTGGATGTGTGTGTGCGGGAACTAAAGTATGGGATAATTACGGCAATTTTGTAAATATAGAGGATTTAAAACACGAAAATGGCATATTAGGATTTGATGTAGACAAAGGGGATATTTCTAAGGAGTTTATTTCATATTGGCAACCGCCTGCCGAAAAAATGTGTTACAGGATAACCACACATACCGGTAGGCACTTAGAATGTAGTGAAGATCATCCGATATTGTCAAGGATTAGGTTAGACAATAAAAACAGGGTTCACTATAAGAAACATTTGCGATTTGTAGAGGCTAAAGATGTCCATATATCAGATTGCGTGGCGATAGCAGAAGAAGTTAATGTATGGGGCAATAGGAGGATGTTTGAGCCAAGAATAATAGGATGGGCGGTTGGAGACGGGTCTTATGGAATTGGAAAAAACGGGTGTTTTAATATTAAAATGGCTAGTGCTGATATTGAGGTTTATGATTACATTTCATCTAAGTATGTAACAAGGGTTGATTATAAAGCTCCAACAAAAGACGGTAGAGAGTTAAAGAAATTTAGAATTAACGGAGTGTATCTTAGAGATGCATTTAAAGATGCTGGAATACTAGGGCAAACCAAGGAGAATAAACATTTGCCTAATGATTTGCACACTTATTGTAAAAAAGACGTTTGTGAATTTATTGGAGGTTATTTTGATGCAGACGGTTGTATTTACACGAATGATAAAACTAAAGAAACATTTTTAAAGCTAACTTCTGCTCACTATCACTTATTAGATGAAATGAGATTTATCTTACAGAAGATAGGAGTTCACTCTAATATAATGTATGAAAAACCAAATCCAAATAATAAGTTGGTTAAATCTGTTAACGGGCACTATAATTTAATTATAAAGGACAGAAAAAGTATAGTTTGTTTTTACGAAAACATACACTTTGAGATAAAAAGAAAGCAAGATAAGTTTAAGAAATCAATAAAAAACTTATTTTACAATAAAGGCACAGCTAATAGAAAATCAAATGCACATAAAGGGCTTAGGTTTGAAAGAGTAATTTCAGTTGAATGTATAGGAATGAAACCTATATATAATTTAACAGCAGCTACAACAAATACTTACATTGCTAATGGCATAATAACACACAATACAGGCGGTAACGTAAATAAAGGCTCTAAAGATTTTCAGAAAGCGTGGCACTCGGCTGATGCTTTAGGGTTTGAGAAATTCTTAATTCCTGCAACAAGGATGTTTTACTTTGGCGGGGCAAGAGAGAGTGAGAGAAGATTACCTTTAGATACTGAGTTGTATAAGAAGTATAAACCTTATGAATTAATAGGTGTAGAAGATAGAGTGGCGGCTGAGAGATGGATTATAGAAAGAAGAAAGAAGTTCTTAGAGGGTGGTAACTTAAAGTCTTACAATGAAGATTTACAGAACAACCCACTTAATGAAGAAGAGATTTTCAGAAAGACTATTGTAAACAACTTCAACACCAATATTCTTAATAAGCAGATGCACGAGATTAACATACTTACCCATCCAAAGTGGACTAAGTATAAGTTGGAATGGGTGATAGATGCTAAGACTAAGGTGGCTAAAATCCCTTATGAAGTGAAGTGTGTACCGTTAAAGGCTCACGAAGACCCAGATGAATGTGTATGGATAATTGATGGAGAGTTGCCAAGCAAGTCATTTAAGAACAATATAGTGATTGGTATTGACAGTTATGACCAGAATGAATCAAAGGAATCTAAATCATTAGGGGCGGCTTTGGCGTTAAATAGAACTACCAAACAGCCCGTTGCAGCTATTAGATGTCGTCCTAAACGTAGAGAAACATTTTATGAATTATGTATTAAGTTATCGGTGTTGTACAATGCAGTAAGTAATGTATTAATAGATAAGGCTAATGGAGTTATATTTACTCACTTTGAAAATGCAGGGCTGTGGCATTATTTGGCAGATAGACCTAAGAAGTTTGAATCTGAAAATTCAGGGCAAACACACGAAAAGGGAGTGGCGCTTACAGGGTTTTCTAAACCAAGAATGGTAAGTTTAATGGAAACACATATAGAAGATTACGGTCATTTGATATGGTTTCCTGCGCTGATAAATGAATTAGGTAATTACGATCAAGTGGAGATAGGAAGTGATAATGACTTAGCTGATGCTTATGGAATAGCTTTAATGCAGGATATAAGCTGTGAGATAAAACCTAAGAACATGGAGGAGAATGTAGTGAATAATAGATTTGAGCTAACACAATTCGAGGATGATGGTAGAGGGGGTTTGAGAAGAAAGGGAGGTGGAGGCACTTTAAAGGACATTCAAGAAGATTCAGATTTGATGTGGGATATGTTTGGGCCACCACAATAGTATATTGAAAACTTGTTTACAATAATTTAAAATATTTATATACATTTGAGAAACCTATTAACATTCAAAGCATGAGTTGGATTTTTCCTCGCCAAGACATCCCGACCAAGGACAAAACAGAATCTTGGCTAAAAGAACATCTTTCATACGCTGAGGATGTATTAACCTACGGAAATACAGCTAGAGATAGAATGAACCGTTTAATGATGGGTTACAATGGAATCAAGACTAAAGGCTCACTTGATTGGTTAATTAAACGATACGGAGAGCAAGATAAAGCAGCATACATTCCTTACCGATTAGGTAGAACAAAAATAGATTTACTTCACGGTGAATTTCTTAAACGTCAATTAGCGGCTACCATTACCACAACTAACTCTGAGGCTATGTCTGAAAAGATGCGTCAATACGATAGAATGGTTGGTGCGATGTTAGCTAAGGATGAGATTAATACAATCAAACAACATACGGGCGTTGACTTAATGGAAGGTGTACCTATTCCTGAAAGTGAAGATGACCCTATTTGGAAGAAGATGTCGTTTAAGGACAAGGCTGAAGATATGATGCAAATCATTCTTGACAATCAAATGAAAGAGCTTGATTTAAAGAAGAAATTGGCGGATGGATTTAAGAATTGTGAGATTACAAATTACGTTTACGGACAGATAGAAAGAGTAGAAGATGGCAGTATTGAGTTTTGGAATATAGACCCAAGAGATGCTATTTTTGAAGCTATTGAAGGTGATGATTATATGGAGAAAAGCCCTATTATGGGATGTCGTAAATGGCTTCCTGTTCATACGGTTTTAATGAAGTATAAACTAACTTCTGAGCAAAGAGAGAAGCTAGAAACAGCTCGCAAAAATCCTGCCGCATGGTGGGGTGCAGGCGGACAGGGTAGAGGCTATATGCGTGATAATGGAGGGCAGTTAGAAGTAGCTGTTATTCACATTGTATGGAAGTCTTTTACCCCTACTTACTATAAGATTGTTTCATCAACAAACACTCAGTTATTATTAGAGCCAGATAAACCAACTCGCAGGTTGGAACTCGATACTATTAAATACGAAAAGAATAAAGATTACCATGACACTCAAGTAGCTAAGGGAGTGTATGAAATAGAAACTACGTGGAGAGAAGAGGAGTATGAAGCTACAAGAATTGGCGGTATTATTGATATTAATATGCGCCCGACATATTTCCAAAAGCATTCGGCTGATAAACCTTCTCATGTACTATCTTCTACTTATGTAGGGTATGTACACGGAAGAACTGATGGGGTTACAGTATCATTGCAACAGGTGGTAGAGAACTTTGAGAACATATATGACATTATTATGTATCAGATTCTTAAAGACGTTGTAAGAGCAAAAGGTAAGGTAATTACGCTTGATAGAGCAGGATTAGGAATATTACAAACGCTAGATAATGTTATTCATAAGATAACAAATGATGGTATTTTAGACATTGACTCAGCACAAGCGGGGCAAAATGGAAGCCGTTATAATCCAAACGATATTATTAAAACTATTGACTTAGGGTTGAGTGATAACTTCGCTTATTTAGTAACGTTAAGGAATGATATTCGTAATGAATTAAATCAGATTACAGGGATTAACGAAAATCGGATGGGACAAACGGCGGCTAGTTCAACGGCTACTGCCCAACAATCAGATATAAGTAATTCAAGAACTATCACTGAGGCGCTGTTTTATGGTTATTCAGGATATACTAAGAGAGTGCTCCAACAGATTATAAATGCTTCTGCTATAAGTTGGGCGTTTTATAAATTAGATAAGGGAGAGCAGATATTAGGTTCTGAGAAATTCAGTTTCTTACAAATTACAAAGGAGATAGGATATAGAGATTACGGGGTATTTGTGGAGGATGGAAGTGCTTACATGGAGATAAGTCAGAAGATAGACCAAGTGATGCAACTTGCTATCAACGCTAAGACTATTGACACTATGGATGTAATGAATGTGATGTTGGCGGAAACTTTAGCGCAGAAGAAAGCATTTTTAAGAGAGGCTATGGAGAGAATGAATGCTATTGCACAACAACAACAGGAGATGCAACAACAGGCACAAGCTCAGATGCAAGAAGCACAGTTGCAAACTCAGTTACAGATTGCTACTGAAACGAGGGAGGATTTGCAGAAAAACGAAAAAGACAACATAATCTTGCAGGGTGAAGTAACTAAGGAAGTTAATGCAGCTAAGGCACAAGCAGAGATGACCAAGCAGTATATGAAAGGTGAGCAAGATATAATTAAATCAAGTATTGATAATTCAAACATTTAAGACAACAACACATGATACCTCTACTAAGACTAAATCAATTACGCTCAATGAGAGAGTTATTGAGATTAACTTCTGATAAATTAAATGATTTAATGTCATATCAGAC